AAAAAAACCCCGCATCAAGCGGGACCTCCATTTCTTTTTGGTGGAAGCATCGAGAGCATGAAAAATCATCTTTTAATTCAATATTTGGTACTAAGCTGGAATAAATATTTCTAAGATATTTAGAATCTTTTGCTGGCATACTTTGAATAAAATTTTCTATTTCTGTACGATCAAAAGATCCGTTGATGCTTTCAACAAAAGTAGAAAGTATCATTGTTACTTTAGAACTTTCGTTCTTTGATATACCAGAAGTAAATTCTTTTTCATCATGGCTGTTCATTAGCCTAAGGCCGGCCTTGATTTTAGTTACCGGCAGCTCAATAACAAATAATCTGTTTTCAAGATCGATATCAACCAAGTTGTTTGATATAAATTGTTTATCAAAGCAGCGGTCATTTATTTTCATTTTTGTTAAATCAAACAAAAGAGGGCTTTTAGCCGAACACATTGAACATGTTACTTCAGTTTCATAGATGCTACCATACCCAGAAATACGTGTTGCAACCATGATCGCTGCTCTGTCTCCTATCAAAAGGCTGCGCGGATCAACATCAACTACCAAAATATTTTCCAGTAGGCGGTCTATTACAAGACCCTTTTTTATTAAAGCAGTAGACGCAAGGATATCTTCTTCCTTGGCTGTCATAAATTTTATTTCAACTGTTTCTTGACCATGTAGAGGATGGTCCTCCTCGTAGAATTGTCCTCTAGAAGGCAACTCAACAAACTCAGTTGGTACTTCATAAGCCATGCCGGCGGCCTGTGGCACTGCTGGAGGGCGAGGATTGTTCCGCGATTCGGATCCTAAGCGCCTTTGATTATTTCTCATTTAAACCTCGTATTTTACCCGTTGTATTTCATCCCACCAGGGACAGAGCTATATGTAGCAAAATCATAAGTTATTGTAGTACTAATGCTAATAAGATCTTCGGTACCATAATCTAGTTTGCCGAATTCGACCTTTGTAAGCCATGCATTCTTTAGTGTCCACTCTTCAACAATTCTCGTATCATCGACGGCACCAATAACCTCACCTGGATCGAGGCCGGCGGGCAACAAAATCCCACCACCATCTAGTTGCTTGATCCTAACTTCGCCTAGGGCCGATGTTGATTGTATTTTTGTTATACCAGTTACTAAGGAGGTCTCAGAAACAGGGTTGACGTAACCAGCGTTTAAAAGAGCATTATAAAATTTTGAGCCTACATTAGGATCAACCGCATCAACAAAGTCAACCGTAACGTCCTCCCATGCTAATTTGCCAGGAAACTTAAATTTATGGTTAAGTACACTGTGTTCAGCTGCTTTTATTGTGTAGGCTGGCTTTTTCGCACTTTTTACCATAAAAGACATATTAGAAAGCTCTGTAAAGTTTACCAAAAACCTAAATGTTCTTTTAGGCTGAAAGCCTCCGGGCCCTGAATCTGAAAAAAATGGCATGTGTTTAGTCTCCTAGTTCTTTTATAAATAGTTTATGTTAAAATTAATCATCAAAAGAAGCACCACTTCTTGTAATAATGAAATCAAGAGCAATGAACTCAATAGCTCTCGCCGGCTTCAAGAAAATCTTTGCATATAGGATGTTTCGATCAATTAAATCTGGTGTCGTAGTTTCTTCGTCCAAAACAACTTTAAAGCCTGTTAAGCCCAAACCAGCTTGCACGCTCTCAAGGAACGGCACTACTTGACCAGTAAACCTATCCCACGTTGATTGAACGTTCTGGTCAAACAAAATCTTAGAAGCAATTCTAGAAATCTCTTTTTTGAGATAAATAAGAAGTCTACGTACATTAATTCTATCTAACGCGGATTGTGTTACTTGAAGAGTCTTTTGTCCAAAGATTACAATCCCTTCAGCTGGGAACGATGCAATAGGATTAATATTTGCATCGTAGAGCTTATCTCTCTTGGCTGAAGTTACTCTTTCTTTTACGCCAATCACTGGAATTCCAGCTGACCCTTCGCTGAGGCCACCTCTTGTAAATCCAGCTGGAGCAAACCAAACTGCTGACTTACGCTGTGAACTAGAGAAAGTACCCAATGCAACAACTGACGGTGGTACGTAAAGCACAGCATCATTAATGGTATCTCTGACCCTAACAAAGGGATAGAATGTACAACCATAACTTGAGTTAAGGTTTAATCCCTGAAGTTCTGTCACAACTTCGTCGACCGAGCCGGCGACGTCAGCGTCTGCCGGTGCATCGTCGTGCTCATGAGGCGGTTGGAAATTACCCTTTAAATCAACAATCGCCAGAGAGTCTGCTCTAGTTTCGCATGCGTCAATTAAAGCAGCGTTTAAGGATGAATTTGTGATGCCAGGCATTGCAGCTACATCATACTCAACGTACTCAGCATCAGAAGTCATATCAATACCTTTCTTTAAACTATAAAAAGCGTAGTTGTTTTTTTCTGTTCCTGAAGTTCCTCCTGGAGAAGTATATGTATTTCTAAGTGGATCTTGCTCAGTAATATCGAATCCATCAGAACCACCAAACATTGGAGAAGTGAACTTATCAAAGCCCGCGGTCAATACACCAACAAGCGAACCAGAGCCATGCCCAGATGCGCCAGGTGATGCATTTGTTAATGACTCGTTCGAGGCGCGTGATCCAGATACCCAAACAACATGATCAACATCGTCTGGAGATCTTCTTACATCATCCAGGGTAAAGACCCAAGACCATTGTGATTCGGCAGCGACAACCGCATGAGGGTTGTGCCCTGCTGGCTGTCCTCTAAGCAAATCATAATTTGTTTGGTCGAATCTCTTTTTGTCTTTGATACAAGACTGATAGCCGAAGTACGCTTTAGAGGGCACAGCCAAGCCGCCCTCTGAAGAAGAAACTCTTAATCTGGAAGTCGGGAATTCCATTGAAGCGGTTATCACATTTGCCGTCTGTACCATAACGCCTGCAACATGGTCTGACATTAATGTCGCATTTGGCAAAGAACCACTTCCATTACAATACGTGGAACCGGCGTCGGCGGCAGTACTGCCACTTATTATCGTAAACGTCTTAGGTACAGAGGGCCCGTAAACACCAAATGGATGACGACCTTCGCCGCCGCCTGCATCGAGGGAAGGATCGACCGCGACCCTAATATACTTAGAACGATTCTCATATTCTCCTAATTCAGTTATAAGTTTTGTTGAGCGGTCATATCCATAATTTCTATCACCAATAACTCTTTTAATGTAGTTAGCAGACTTAGGGTTCAAATTAAGATTTGAAAAGCGCTCTAATATTTGCGGTCTGTTATCTACATCTCCTGCTCTTCTGACGACCAAACTGAATGTTCCAAAAGCATTAAAGTTGTCGGTTGGTACTCTAATACCTTCAATAGAAATTTTCAGTTCCTTACTTGTTATTTCGCCGCAACCAGGATCAGCAGTTTCACCTGACCCCCCTAGAGCATGAACCTTGAAAAGATTATCGGTATGTTGAGTTGGATCAAAACCGCTATACACATCGCCGCGAGTATCCTGAGAGATGAACCACCCTGTAGAGGCTCCTTGTGCAACTTGTCGTCGGTCGTGCCAATCAACGTCAGAATCACCAACAGCTTCTAATTGTAGTATCACACCCAGAAGGTCGCCGGCTGTTGTAGGTGTTGAGCCGGTTACTTTCAATTTGCCATTTTCGGCTGCAACTATATTAGACTCAAAAGTCTCACCTAACCAATATTTTTCGACTGAAGCGCCGGAGCCTGTGTATACGATCTCGCCATTGGTTTTTGCAGGATCAGTATTGAAGGCTTTTCTAATAAAGAGTTTTGAGTCTCTATCAAAATTAAAAGTTGCTTCCTTCTCCAATGTACCATCGCCAGGAGAACCCCCGGTACCAGTTAAAATCTTGGCCGTCCATGTAGTGCCTTCCGCAGAGGTGGCGGCTTCGCCCTTGATAAAGACTCCCGCTCCTTGCTTGGCCACGCCATTGCGGGCTGTACCAGTAAGAACAACGGCGCCGTCTTGCACATACCAGACAGCAGCTAGTGTACCTGAGACAGCGGGGCCAGATGCGCCGGTGAGCGCGGTCTGTGCGACCAAGCCAGGAACTGTGCCGGCGGTGAGCGTTATAGTAGCGTTGTTTCCTCCGGATCCCTGCTTATCGGCTGTAATAGTGATTTTGTTAGCAGTCGAGCCGGCCGCTGCAGTGATGCCAGCAACGCCGGTGCCCAAGGCACCATCGCCGGCGACGGTCGAATACGCTACACGGGCGTGGGTGGCGCCGTTAATGGCAGCGATAAGATATCCCCGGAGGTCGCCGTCGTCGCCGCCGGCTGCAGCAATACCAATCTGATCTGCAGAGCCCGAGCCCGCGACGGCTGCATGCCCGGTTTCGTTGTCATCAACAAGTATTACAGTGTTGGTGCCAGTGCCGCCGACTGCAGTCGGAATATTAAATGTAATTTTATGGTCTGTGCCCGCGTAAGCGACGCCGCCGGCGGTAGTTGTGTCTAGCGCGTCGAAGGCGCCGGCAGAAAGACCAGAGCCTGGATCATACGAATCCGGATTCGGCATCACAAACAAACCATAGGCGCCGCCGGCGTCGGCTAACGAAGCACGATGGTTGGTGCCGGGAGTGTTATCAGTTTGCCATCCGGCGAGTCCTTTTCCGCCGGCGACGGATTCGGCATCAGTAGGGTTTTGTCCAAGCACCCTATATACGGTGCAAGGGGAATTATTTCTTAGCCAAGCCTGCACAGCATATGCTGCATATGTAGGAGCAGTGTGTTCACCAGTACGCCAGATATCGCCGCTAGCGTTGCCAGCGGAAGGGTTACCAAAAATATTAACAAACTCTCGAAAAGAATTAACTTTAACTGGAAGATGTGCAGGCCCTTTCTGAAAACGGCCTATAACCAGCGGGCCCATGCGCTCCGGTAAAGCAGGAATCCCAGATTCATCGACTTCATCGATGAAAACACCTGGTGATACAAACTTAAATTTATCTACTGACATATCATTACTCCTCGATTAGACAAGTTATATAATTTATAAACTTTTTCTTTAATAAATAGTCGCGCCTCTTCACAAAACCCTTTAAAATCTAAATTCCCCTTCTTCATCTTGTACTATAATACGTTCCCTTGCAAACCTGATCTGTACCGGGTTCTCTCTACGAACAACACGAGGTTGTTTTTGATTTTTCCCGTCACCTATCAAATAACCAAAAACATTAATATTAATTGTTGTTTCATACTTCCGTTCATTTGTCTCATAACTAGAAATATTATTTGTTGAAGCGTAGCCTTCTTGGATGAAAGCCTCATATTGGTTTGAGTTGTGCTCGATCATAACTCTCTTATGCCCATTAGAAATTCTTATAAAAGGAGTCATCAAATCATTCATCTGTTCTTGGTACTCAGTTCTCAAAGTTATTGCATAGTCAAGTTCAATGTATATTGGAATTGGTATTGTAATCGTTTCATAAACAATCTTTTCGTTCTTTTTAAAGCGGTGAAGAGGATAGTTTATCTGCCCGGCGCGGCGGAAGGCGTCAGCATTAGCAAAGTTTCTTGTTTTATCTTGCTGGATTACCTTATTTATGGTCAGATAGCCGCCCTTGAGGTCACCTATAGGGTCGACCAGGGCATATGGAATAACCCTGCTCTTATCAGTCTTTTTTACTCCCTTACGTTCAACCGCCACGACAGGCAAAACAACTTGTCCAGTAAGGTCTCTTCTAATATCATCAGTTTTTATATTTTGAGACCTTTCTGCACCAGACCATATAACTGGAACCTTCTTGAACCCTTTGTTGGTCTTCGTATTAATATTGAGTGTATCATCTAAAAAGCGGAACAAGGCAAAGTCGATATCTTCTAATTCAGATTTGAATCTCGGGACGTCTCGGGACGTTTTCTCTTCATTTATTGTTTTAGGTGCCATCGAAGTAGCCCTCTCTAGACTTAATACACTCTGCTACAATTTCAATACGGCGATCGGCCTGTCCAAATAATTCTTTTGGTTCCTGCAGCTTAACAATTTCATAAAAGTTGTTACCGTAAGCAACAAAGTCGCCTTCGCGAACAAATAAATCCTGGTCTTCTGTTAGTCTTCTTTTGTGAAAATGTATTGTTAGTTTAACGTCTTTGTCAATACCATATTTATCTGTTCTCGTCTCCTCGCCCTTGAACTCCACCAGAGCATATATCCTGATTGGAGACAAGAACGTTTTTACAATTGCCTCATTATACAAAGTGTGATAATTGGTACGCTCTATATCTATAGGGTAGTATACAACAGTTTGACCTATCACGCGCTCTATCAACTCATCATTTACTTGTTTTACAAGATCGCGCTCTTTTTCACCAAGAAATAACGGAGGTGGTGGCTGAGTAGGTTGTGTCCATTTATCTTTTTCATGTGCCATTTATACTACCCTACAAAAATAAACATGGGAATACTCTTCCCTGTTTCCAAAGTATTTTCTGCTATCGACTTTTGTATCTCCGTCATCTTCTGGTAGGTTAACTCGTCAAGTATTTTTTGTAGTTCCTCTCTTAACGCTTTTTGTTCCTCTCGCGCCTGTGAAATCAGCTTATCTCCATTCAAAGTTACATTATTACCAGGAATTGGGATGGCGCCGAATTTTGAACGTATTTGACCGAGTGTTTCTTTTACAAGAGCTAGAGTGAATCTACGAATCCATTGTTTTCCAATTGAATTTATATTTGAATAAGGTATGTTAGCCAATGGCAGCGTACTCATATTATTAATTCCAGCTACTTTGTCTTTCCTGTCAGTTTGGTCCTCCCATGGATCAGATTCAATTGTAAAATTGAACCATATTTTTTGAGGGCCACCGCTTGTTGATAAAGGATAAATCCTTATGTTGTTGTTTTTAATTTCATATGAATAGTGTGAGTTTCTAGTATAGATTGCTTCCTCATAGGCCATGGCCTGTGCTTTATTCTGCCATGGCGGGATAATTTCAAAAGAAGAGTCATCAGCATACATACCATAAGTTGATAAATTACCAACTGCGTTTAGCCCGCCATAATATCCATAAAATCTCCACATTGCGTGAGGGGTCTTAAAGAATACACGTCGTATCGTGACCCTTTTGTTGCCTACTTTGTTGTAATAAGGGACCGCGGTGTCTGTAGCAGCCGAACTAGAAATTACTGCTTGTAAATCATAGTCCTGACTATCTTGTACAACATCAACAGAACCAGAATATATCGGTGAGGTGCCCCCAAATCCAGTTTCAGAAACCATGCCGTCCATTGTTCTTTTTGCATACCCTAACATGAATTTAGGATATTTAAGTTCTACCTGGCTTCCACTCAGGAGGTCAGTTCGTTGTCCATCATGATCAAAAGTGCCAGTTGTGGCGCCTAGAGAGCTGTGAAGAATATTTTTTGCTTGATGGATGTTAAGAATATATGAATATTCTAATACTGCCTCTTCATATGCAGCATAAACAATTTTCTCGTCTAGTTCGATATCTAATACATCACCGCCGAGTTTTTTGTAAGTATAAGCTACTTGTTCAACTGCACCGGTAACAAAGTTCAAATCGTATAGTTCGTTTGTAAGCCCGTCGGCTTTAGTCGAAGTTACA